GGCCTCGTTCCTCGAGGAGGTGCGGGCGCGCTATGGCGGCACGCGGCTGGGCCGGCAGGAGCTGGACGGCGAGTTCCTGGAAGACGTCGAGGGCGCGCTGTGGAGCCATCGCGGGATCGACGCCTGCCGGGTGGGCCGGGCGCCGAAGCTTGACCGGGTGGTGGTGGCCGTCGATCCGGCGGTGAGCCACGGGCGCGGTTCGGATGCCTGCGGCATCGTGGTGGCCGGCGCGGTGACGGACGGGCCGCCGCAGGACTGGCGGGCCTACGTTCTTGAGGATGCGACGGTCAGCGCGGCGCGGCCGGCGGACTGGGCGAAGGCGGCGCTGGCGGCGATGGAGCGGCACGGGGCCGAGCGGCTGGTGGCCGAGGTCAACCAGGGTGGCGACCTTGTGGAAAGCGTGATCCGGCAGATCGACCCGATGGTGCCCTACCGGGCGCTGCGCGCCGGCCGGGGCAAGGCGGCGCGGGCCGAGCCGGTGGCGGCGCTTTACGAGCAGGGGCGGGTCCGGCATCTGCCGGGGCTGGAGGCGCTGGAGGACGAGATGTGCCGGATGACGGTGCGCGGCTTTGCCGGCGGCGGCAGCCCGGACCGGACCGACGCGCTGGTCTGGGCGCTGACGGAACTGATGATCCGGCCGGCGGCGGCCTGGCGGCGGCCGCGGCTGCGGGGCCTTTGAACGGTTCAACGGGAGACGATCATGATCTTCGACATTTTCCGGCGCGGGGCGCCGGAGCCGCCGGCGCGCAAGGCCTCGGCGACCGGGCGGGTTGTGGCCTGGGGCACGGCCGGGCGCAGCGTGTGGAGCCCGCGCGACGGCGCGAGCCTTGTGCGCAACGGGTTTTCCGGCAACCCGGTGGGGTTTCGCTGCGTGCGGCTGGTGGCGGAGGCCGCGGCGGCCTTGCCGGTGATCTGCCAGGACGCGGCGCGGCGCTACGAGACGCACCCGGTGCTCGACCTGCTGGCCCGGCCGAACCCGGCGCAGGGCCGGGCGGAGCTGCTTGAGGCGCTGTTCGGCCAGCTGCTGCTGTCCGGCAACGGCTATCTTGAGGCGGTGGGGCCGGAGGGCGCGCCGGCCGAGTTGCATGTGCTGCGCTCCGACCGGATGGCGGTGGTGCCGGGGGCCGATGGCTGGCCGGTGGCCTATGACTACACCGTGGGGGCGCGCAAGCACCGGTTCGACATGGCCGGGCCGCTGCCGCCGATCTGCCACGTGCGCGCCTTCCATCCGCAGGACGATCACTACGGGTTCTCGCCGATGCAGGCGGCCGCGGTGGCGGTGGACGTGCACAACGCCGCCTCGGCCTGGTCGAAGGCGCTGCTGGACAATGCCGCGCGGCCCTCGGGCGCGATCGTCTATCGTGGCGCGGAGGGCCAGGGCAGCCTGACGGCGGAGCAATACGACCGGCTGGTGGCGGAGATGGAGGGCTATCACCAGGGCGCGCGCAACGCCGGGCGACCGATGCTGCTGGAGGGTGGGCTGGACTGGAAGCCGATGGGCTTCTCGCCCTCGGACATGGAGTTCCAGAAGACCAAGGAGGCGGCGGCACGGGAGATCGCGCTGGCCTTCGGGGTGCCGCCGATGCTGCTGGGGATACCCGGCGACGCGACCTATGCCAATTACGCCGAGGCGCACCGGGCGTTCTACCGGCTGACGGTGCTGCCGCTGGCGACGCGGGTGCTGGCGGCGGTGGCGCACTGGCTGTCGCTGCATCTGGGCGGCGCGGTCGAACTGCGGCCCGACCTCGACCAGGTGCCGGCGCTGGCGGCCGAGCGCGACCAGCTGTGGGGCCGGATCGGCGCGGCGGAATTTCTGGACGGTGACGAGAAGCGCGCGGCGCTTGGCCTGCCGCCGCGCGCGGTGTGACGGCGATGCGGGGCGGCGGGTCGCGCTATCTCAAGGAGCCGTTCGATTGCGCGCATGGGCCGCGGATCGAGAAGAACGAGGAGATCATGGCGCTGCGCTTCGCCACCGTCGAGGCGCGGCTGGCGCGGATCGAGGCGCTGATCGAAAGGCTGGAGCGGCGGGTCTGGATGATCGTCTTCGGGGTGGTCGCGGTGGTTCTGGGCGATGCGGTGCAGTCGCTGGCCGGCTGGCCGGCGGTATGAGGGAGCGGGGCGTGCAGGAGAGACTTGAGACGAAACGGGCGGCCGGCACTGCCACCGGGATCGTGGCCGAGGGGCTGGCGGTGGCGGGCTATGCCTCGGTCTTCGGACGGGTGGATGGCGGCGGCGACGTGGTGGCGCCGGGGGCCTATGCGCGCGGGCTGGCGCGGCTGGCGGCGCGGGGCGGCCGGGTGCGTATGCTGTGGCAGCATGATGCGACGCGGCCGATCGGGGTGTGGGACGAGGTGCGCGAGGATCGCCGGGGCCTGTGGGTGAGCGGGCGGCTGCTGGCCGATGTGGCGCAGGCGCGCGAGGCCGCGGCGCTGCTGGCCGCGGGGGCGATCGACGGGCTGTCGATCGGCTACCGGGCGGTCAGGGCGGAGCGCGACGGCCGGGGCCGCCGGGTGCTGACCGAGATCGATCTTTGGGAAGTGTCGCTCGTGACCTTCCCGATGCAGGGCGAGGCGCGGGTCGGGGCCAAGGCGGCCGTCGGCCTGCGCGAACTGGCGCGGGCGCTTGCGCAGGCGCGGCGGAGGCTGGCCGGGGCCTGAGCGGCCGGCAGGCCCGATGGGGCGTTTCCAACGAAAGGTGTGACGATGACGAAGACCGAGACGAAGGCTCGGGCCGGGGCGGGTGTGCCTGCCGGTGGCCCGGACGGCGACGAGGCGCTGACCGCGGCGGTGCTGCGCGACCTTGGCGCGCTGGAAGAGCAGGTCAGCCAGCGGCTGACGGCGCAGGAGGACCGGATCGCGGCGCTCGATCGCAAGGCCGCCGCGGCGGCGGCGCGGCCGGCGCTGTCGCGCGCGGTGCAGGAGGAGGCGCCGCATCGCAAGGCTTTCGCCGCCTACCTGCGCCACGGCGACGACGACGGGCTGCGCGGCCTCGTGCCGGAAAGCAAGGCGATGTCGACGGCGGTGGCGGCGGATGGCGGCTACCTTGTCGATCCGCAGATGGCCGAGACGATCCGCACGGTGCTGCGCAGCGCCGCCTCGATCCGGTCGATCGCCAACGTGGTGACGGTCGAATCGGGGTCGTTCGACGTGCTGGTCGACCGGTCGGAGCTGGGCTCGGGCTGGGCGACGGAGACCGGCGACACGGTGGAGACCGACACGCCGCAATTCGAGAAGATCACGATCCCGCTGCACGAGTTGTCGGCGATGCCGAAGGCCAGCCAGCGGCTTCTGGACGACGCGGCCTTCGACGTCGAGACCTGGCTGGCGCAGCGGATCGCGGAGCGCTTCGTCCGCGCCGAGGCGGCGGCCTTCGTGTCCGGCGACGGGATCGACAAGCCCAAGGGCTTCATGACCCATACCTCGGCCCCCGAGGATGAATGGACCTGGGGCAACGTCGGTTATGTCGTCACCGGGGTCAGCGGCGATTTCGCGGCGGCGAACCCGGCCGACGCGATCGTCGATCTGGTCTATGCGCTGGGCGCCCGCTACCGCGCGAACGCGAGTTTCGTGATGAACTCCAAGACCGCGGGCGCGGTGCGCAAGATGAAGGATGCCGACGGGCGGTTCCTGTGGTCCGACGGGCTGGCGGCCGGGGAACCGGCGCGGCTGATGGGCTACCCGGTGCTGGTGGCCGAGGACATGCCGGATATCGGCCCCGGGGCGATGGCGATCGCGTTCGGAGATTTCGCGGCGGGCTACACGGTGGCGGAGCGGCCCGACCTGCGGATCCTGCGCGATCCGTTCTCGGCCAAGCCGCATGTGCTGTTCTACGCCTCCAAGCGTGTGGGCGGCGATGTCAGCGACTTCGCGGCGATCAAGCTGCTGAAATTCTCGACGTCCTGACCGGGGCGACGGCGCCGGCCGGGCAGCCGGCCGGCGCGAACGGGCACTTTTCGCGGGAGACCTTGATGCTGACAGAACTCGAGCCCCTGGCCGATGCGGCCCTGCCGGTCACGGAGCTTCGCGATCACCTGAAGCTGGGGACCGGCTTTGCCGATGCCGATGCGCAGGACGGCGCGCTGCGGGCCTATCTGCGCGCCGCGCTGGCGGCGATCGAGGGGCGGATCGGCAAGGCGTTGTTCGCCCGCCGGTTCCGCTGGCAGGTCGCGGCCTGGCGCACGCCGGATGCGCAACCGCTGCCGCTGGCGCCGGTGGGCGAGATCCTGGCGCTGGCGACGGTGGACCGCGATGGCACGGCGGTGGCCGTGCCGGCGGAACGTTTCGCGCTGGTGCCGGATTTCCAGCGTCCGAAGATCGCGGCGACGGGGGCGGCGTTGCCGGCGATCCCGACGGACGGGAGCGTGCAGATCGAATTCCGCGCGGGGTTCGGCGCGGCCTGGTCGGATGTTCCGGCCGATCTGCGGCAGGCGGTGCTGATGCTGGCGGCGCGCTACTACGAGGGCCGCCACGACGGCGCGCTGGAGGCGGGCGGCGCGGCGCTGCCGTTCGGCGTGCTGGCGCTGATCGAGCGCTGGCGCACGGTGCGGGTGCTGGGCGGGGGGCCGGCATGAACCCGCCGCGGCTGACACGGGCGCTGGTGCTGGAGACGCCGGTGCGGGAACCCGACGGGGCGGGCGGGTTCCTGACCGGCTGGCAGGTGCTGGGCACGCATTGGGCCGAGGTGCTGCCGCAGGCGGCCGGACGGCAGGCGGAGGAGGGGCTGGCGCCGGTGCGCCCGCGCCACCGGATCACGCTGCGCGCCGCCGCGCCGGGATCGCCGGCGCGGCCGCGGGCTGGCCAGCGGCTGCGCGAGGGCACGCGGATCTTCGCGATCCGCGCGGTCAGCGAGCGCGACGCGGCGGGCCGGTTCCTTGTCTGCTTCACCGAGGAGGCGGTGGCATGAGCTATCTCGGCGGCGCGGCGGTGCAGGCCGCGATCCATGCCCGGCTGACCGCCGATGCCGGGGTGGCGGCCGCGGTCGGCGGCGCGATCTATGACGAGGTGCCCGAGGGCGCCGCGGCGGGCACCTATGTGACGATCGGCGAGGAGATGGTCCGCGACCGGTCGGACGCGGACGGGCCGGGGGCGGAGCATCGGCTGACGGTGGCGGTGGTGAGCGACGCGGCGGGTTTCGCGGCGGCGAAGGCGGCGGCGGCGGCGGTCGTCGCCGCGCTGACGCAAGCGCCGCTGGACCTGTCGCCGGCGCGGGCGGTCGGGCTGTGGTTCGACCGGGCGCAGGCTTATCGGGCGGCGGATGGCGGCGGGCGGCGGATCGACCTGCGGTTCCGGCTGCGGGTGGACGGCTAGGAGAACGGAGAGCGAGATGACGGCACAGAACGGCAAGGACCTGCTGATCAAGATCGACCTGACCGGCGGCGGGCAGTTCCAGACGCTGGCGGGGCTTCGGGCCACGCGGATCGGCTTCAACGCGGAGACGGTCGATGCGACGAGCCTGGAGAGCGCGGGCGGCTGGCGCGAGCTTCTGGCCGGGGCCGGCATACGCTCGGCCGCGGTGACCGGATCGGGGGTGTTCAAGGATGCCGATGCCGATGCGCGGGCGCGCGCCGTGTTCTTTTCCGGCGAGATCCCCGCCTTCCAGGTGATCATCCCCGATTTCGGGATCGTCGAGGGGCCGTTCCAGATCGCGGCGCTGGACTATGCCGGCAGCCATGACGGCGAGGCGACCTACGAGATCAGCCTCGCCTCGGCCGGGGCGCTGAGCTTTGCGGAAATCTGATGGGCAATCCGTGGCGGGGCGAGGTCGACATCGAGATCGACGGGCAGGTCTGGCCGGCGCGGCTGAGCCTGGGTGCGCTGGCGGAGCTGGAGGCGGCGCTGGGGGCCGGCAGCCTTGTCGCGCTGGCCGAGAGGTTCGAGACCGGCGGCTATTCGGCGCGCGACGTGCTGGCGGTGCTGCTGGCCGGGCTGCGCGCGGCCGGCTGGGCGGGCGATGCGGCGGCGCTGGGCCGGGCCGAGATCGGTGGCGGGCCGGTGGGCGCGGCGCGGGCGGCGGCGGGGCTGCTGGCGCGGGCCTTCGCGCTGCCGGAGGAGGCGGGGCGATGAGCGGGGCGGGGACGGACTGGCCCGCGCTGTTGCGCGCCGGGCTGGGCCGGCTGGGTCTGCGGCCGGCGGAATTCTGGGCGCTGACCCCGGCGGAACTGACGCTGATGCTGGGCCGGGGCGGCGGGACGGGAGCGATGGGGCGGGCGGCGCTGGCGGCGCTGGAACGCGCCTATCCGGACCAATGCGGGGAGGCGCGGGATGCGTGAGATCGAGGGGCTGGGCGAGCTGGCCGACGAGGCGGCGGCGCTGGAACGCGCGCTGGGCGGTGCGCGGGGCGTGACCGAGGCCTTCGGGGCGGAGGTGACGCGGCTGGGCCGCAACGTGGCGCTGACCGGGCGCGAGGTGGCGGGCCTGTCCACCGGGTTCGGATCGGGCCTGCGGCGCGCCTTCGACGGCGTGGTGTTCGACGGGATGCGCCTGTCGGACGCGCTGAAGGGGCTGGCGGCGAGCATGGCCGACAACGTCTATTCGATGGCGATGAAACCGGTGCAGGGCGCGCTGGGCTCGGCCCTGGCCGAGGGGGTGGCGGGCCTGTTCGGCGGCGGGTTCGCGCAGGGCGCGGCGTTCAGCCGGGGCCGGGTGGAGCCATTCGCGAATGGCGGCGTGGTGCAGGGGCCCACGGCCTTCCCGATGGCCGGCGGGCGGCTGGGCCTGATGGGCGAGGCCGGGCCCGAGGCGATCCTGCCGCTGGCGCGCGGCACCGACGGGCGGCTGGGGGTGCGGGCCGAGGGTGGCGCGGGCGCGCGGCCGGTGTCGGTTGTGATCAATGTCACGACGCCGGACACGGCGGGGTTCGCCCGCGCGCAGGGGCAGATCGCGGCCGAGGTCGCGCGGCTGGTCGCGCGCGGCCAGCGCAACAACTGAGGGACAGATGGGATTCCATGACGTGCGGTTCCCGCCGCGGCTGAGCCTTGGCTCGGCCGGCGGGCCGGCCTGGCGCACCGAGATCGTGACGCTGGCCAATGGCTACGAGGCGCGCAACGCGCCCTGGGCGCAGTCGCGCCGCCACTACGACGCGGGGGTTGGGCTGTCGAGCCTGACCGACATCGCGGAATTGCTGGCCTTCTTCGAGGCGCGGCGCGGGCGGCTTTTCGGGTTTCGCTGGAAGGACTGGGCCGATCACCGCTCCGGCCCGCCGGGGCGGGCGCCGGCGCCGGCCGACCAGGTGCTGGGCACCGGCGACGGGGTGACGGCGGAGTTCGCGCTGGCCAAGACCTACCGATCCGGCGCGGCAGAGGTGGTTCGGCCGATCGCCAAGCCGGTCGCCGGCACGGTGCAGGTGGCGCTGGACGGGGCCGCCCAGCATGCGGGCGGTGATTTCGAGGTCGATCCCGCGACCGGGATCGTGCGCTTCGCCGCGCCGCCGGCGGCGGGTGTGACGGTCACCGCCGGGTTCGAGTTCGACGTGCCGGTGCGGTTCGACATCGACCGGATCGAGGTCTCCGTCGCCTCGTTCCAGGCCGGCGAGGTGCCGCGGGTTCCGGTGGTGGAGATCCGGCTATGACGGCGCCGGGCTATGACCATCTTCAGGGCCCGGCGACCACGGTGGCGCGCTGCCTTGCGCTGACGCGGCGCGACGGGTTCACGCTGGGCTTCACCGATCACGACCGGGCGCTGGGCTTCGAGGGGATCGCGTTTCGGCCCGAAAGCGGCGCGGCGCTGAGCGCGCTGGCTTTCGGAACCGGCCTCGCGGTGGACAATGCCGAGGCGGCCGGGGCGCTGAGCGACGCGGCGATCACCGAGGCCGACATCCGCGCCGGGCGCTGGGACGGCGCGGCGGTGCGGCTGTGGCTTGCCGACTGGGCTGAGCCGGCGCGGCGGGTGCTGCGGTTTCGCGGGACTTTGGGCGAGATCACCCGGCAGGGCGGGGCCTTCACCGCCGAGTTGCGCGGGCTGGCGGAGGCGCTGAACCGGCCGCAGGGCCGGCTGTACCAGGCGCGCTGCCCGGCGGTTCTGGGCGATGCGGCCTGTGGCGTCGATCTGGCGGCGCCGGGGCTGCGGGTGGCGGCGACGGTGGCCGGGCTGGAGGGCGGGCGGCAGATGCTCGTTTCCGGCGCCGGGACGGCCGGGACCGGCTGGTTCGCCGAGGGGCTGGTGCAGGTTACCGGCGGGGCGGCGGCGGGCCTGACGGCCGCGATCCGCAGCGACCGGGTCGAGGATGGCGGGCTGCGCCGGGTCGAGCTGTGGCAGGGGGTCGATGCCGCGCTGGCGGCGGGCGATCCGGTCACGCTGGTGGCGGGATGCGACAAGCGGGTGGAGACCTGCCGGGAGAAGTTCGGCAATATCGGGAATTTCCGCGGCTTTCCGCATGTGCCGGGCGAGGACTGGCTGCTGACGGTGCCGGCGCGCACCGCGCGGCGCGACGGCGGGGCGCTGCGGGCATGAGCCGGGTGGTGATGGCGGCGCGGGGCTGGATCGGCACGCCCTACCGGCACGGGGCGTCCTGCCGGGGCGCGGGCTGCGATTGCCTGGGCCTCGTGCTGGGGGTCTGGCGCGAGATCCGCGGGGCCGAGCCCGAGCCGGTGCCGGCCTATGGCCCCGACTGGTCGGAGGCGGGCGGCGAGGAGCGGTTGTGGGAGGCCGCGCGGCGGCATCTGGAGCCGCGCGGGGGGCCGGGGATCGGTGCCGGCGAGGTGCTGCTGTTCCGGATGCGCGCCGGCGCGGTGGCCAAGCATCTGGGCATCGCGACCGGGGCGGGGCGGTTCGTGCATGCCTACAGCGGGCATGGCGTGGTGGAAAGCGCGCTGACGCCGCCCTGGGCGCGGCGGCTGGTGGCGCGGTTCGGGTTTCCCAAGGAGGGCTGAGAATGGCGACGATCCTTCTGTCGGCCGCCGGTTCCGCGCTGGGCGCGGGGGTCGGCGGATCGATCCTTGGCCTGTCGGGCGCGGCGATCGGGCGCGCCGTGGGGGCGACGCTGGGCCGGGCGATCGATGCCCGGCTTCTGGGCGAGGGCAGCGGCGCGGTGGAGACCGGGCGGATCGACCGGCTTCACCTGTCGACGGCGGGCGAGGGCGCGCCGGTGCCGCGGATCTGGGGCACCGCGCGGCTGGCCGGGCAGGTGATCTGGGCCACCCGTTTCGTCGAACATGCGACGACCGAGACCACGGGCGGCGGCAAGGGCGCGCCGCGGCAGAGCGTGACGCGCTACGGCTATTCCGTGTCGCTTGCGCTGGCGCTGTGCGAGGGGCCGATCCTGCGGGTCGGGCGGGTCTGGGCCGACGGGGTCGAGCTGGGCCGCGATGAGATCGCGATGCGGGTCTATGCCGGCAGCGCCGATCAGGCGCCCGATCCGAAGATCGAGGCGGTGCAGGGCGCGGGCATGGCGCCGGCCTATCGCGGCACGGCCTATGTGGTGATCGAGGACCTGATGCTGGAGCGGTTCGGCAACCGGGTGCCGCAGTTCAGCTTCGAGGTGGTGCGCGCGGCCGATCCGCCCGAGGGGGTGGCGCGTGGGCTGGACCGGTCGATCCGGGGCGTGGCGCTGATCCCCGGCACCGGGGAATATGCGGTGGCCACGACGCCGGTGAGTTATCGCGACGGGCCGGGCCGTTACCGCGGCGCCAACCGCAACGCGCCGGGGCCGCAGACGGATTTCGCGCTGGCGATGGATGTTCTGGGCGAGGAATTGCCGGCGGTGCGCTCCAGCGTCTTCGTGATCTGCTGGTTCGGCGACGATCTGCGCTGCGGGCAGTGCCGGATCCGGCCGAAGGTGGAATATCGTGGCCAGGAGGGCGCGGAGATGGCCTGGCAGGTCGCCGGGCTGACCCGCGCCACGGCCGGCGAGGTGCCGCGGCTGGAGGGCCGGCCGGTCTATGGCGCGACGCCGGCGGATGCGGCGGTGATCGAGGCGATCCGGGCGCAGCGGGCGGCGGGGCTGAGCGTGATCTTCTACCCGTTCGTTCTGATGGAGCAGATGCCGGGCAACGGCCTGCCCGACCCCTGGGGCGGCGCGGAGCAGGCGAAGCTGCCGTGGCGCGGGCGGATCACCTGCTCGGTCGCGCCGGGACGGCCGGGCACGGTGGACGGGACGGCGGCGGCCGATGCCGAGGTCGCGGCGTTTTTCGCCGGCGACCGGGGGTTTCGCGATTTCATCCTGCATTACGCGCGGCTGTGCGCCGAGGCGGGCGGGGTGGACGGGTTCTGCATCGGATCGGAATTCGTGGGGCTGACGCGGATCCGGGGCGCGGAGGGCGGCTTTCCGGCGGTGGCGGAACTGCGGGCGCTGGCGGCGGAGGTGCGCGCGATCCTCGGCCCCGACTGCCGGATCGGCTATGCCGCCGACTGGACGGAATACGGCGGCTACAAGACGCCGGAGGGCGATCTGCGGTTTCCGCTCGACCCGCTATGGGCCGATCCGGCGGTGGATTTCGTGGGGATCGACAACTACCTGCCGCTGTCGGACTGGCGCGAGGGCGCGGACCATGCCGATGCGGCGGCGGGCTGGGCCACGATCCACGATCCCGGCTACCTCGGGGCCAATGTCGAGGGCGGCGAGTATTTCGACTGGTACTATGCCTCGGCCGCCGACCGGGCGGCGCAGTTGCGCAGCCCGATCGAGGACGGCGCGCATGGCGAGCCCTGGGTCTGGCGGACGAAGGACATCCGGTCATGGTGGGGCAATGCCCATCACGAGCGGATCGGCGGGGTGCGGCAGGCCCGGCCGACCGCGTGGCAGGCCGGTGGCAAGCCGATCTGGTTCACCGAGATCGGCTGCCCGGCGGTCGACAAGGGGACGAACGCGCCGAACCTGTTCGTCGATCCGAAATCCTCGGAATCCGCGGTGCCGCCGTTTTCCACCGGCCTGCGCGACGATCTGATCCAGCAGCAATACCTGCGGGTGATGCTGGATCACTGGGACGCGGCAGAAAACAACCCGGTGTCGGGCGTCTACGGCGGGCGGATGGTGGACACCGGGCGCATCCATGTCTGGGCTTATGACAGCCGGCCGTGGCCGCGGTTCCCGAACGACCGGGCGCTGTGGTCGGACGGGGCGAACCATGCGCTGGGCCACTGGCTGAACGGCCGCGCCACGCTGCAGCCGCTGGCCGCCGTGGTGGCGGAGATCTGCGCGGCGGCGGGGCTGGCGGAGATCGATGTCTCCGGCCTGTGGGGGATCGTGCGGGGCTACACGGTCGCCGGCGTCACGACGGCGCGGGCGGCCTTGCAGCCCCTGATGCTGGCCTACGGGTTCGACGCGGCCGAGCGCGACGGGCGGATCGTGTTCCGGATGCGGGGCGGGCGGCCGGCGGCCAGGCTGTCGCGTGACGACCTCGTGCTGCCCGAGGGTGCGGAAGCGGCGCTGACAACGGTGCGGGCGGGGCCGGACGCGGTGCCCGGCCGGGTGCGGCTGACCTATGTGGCTGATGGCGGCGACCTTCCGGCGGCGGTGGCGGAGGCGATCCGGGCCGAGGCCGGCGGTGCGGATGTCGCCGACAGCGAGATGGCGCTGTTGCTGACCGGCGAGGAGGCGCAGGGGATCGCGGCGCGCTGGCTGGCCGAGAGCGGCGCGACGTCGGAGACGGTGCGGTTCGGCCTGCCGCCGGCCAAATCCTGGCTGGGGGCGGGCGATGTCGTCGCGCTGGAGGA